GCGTGGATTTTGAGGCGGCGGTGAAGATCGGCGCTTACTTTTAGCGAAGCGGCTGGAGGTTGCGGGGGCGGTATCGTGCTCATGTGAATCAACCAAATCACATCGCCGCCATCCTGTAAAGTAGAATTTTATATTTTTCTACTTTTTGTTTGCGATGCGCTTCCGCTGTGCTTTCTTGGTGGCCTATGAACGATTACGACAAATTCATTGAAACAAAAACCCGACGCGCTCAATCTCACGGTTTTGAGCCATTACCAATCATCGCGCCGCTTTTTGAGTGGCAAGCTCACGTTTTGCGCTGGGCAGTTAGACAAGGGCGCGCCGCATTGTTTGAGGACTGCGGACTTGGCAAGACAGCGCAGCAACTTGAATGGGCATCGCAGGTCTGCCGCAAGACTGGCGGCAGCGTGTTGATTCTGACGCCGCTCTCAGTTGCTCACCAGACGGCGCAAGAGGCGGTCAAGTTTGGATTGGAGGCGAAGGTTGCGGAGTCTGGTGACGACATCAAAAACGCGGGTATTTGGATAACGAATTACGAGAAACTGGAAAAGTTCGACTGCTCAATCTTTGCCGGCGTCGTGCTCGATGAGTCCAGCATCCTGAAAAACTTCACGGGCAAGATGCGCCGGTTGCTGACATCGACGTTTGCCGACACTCCATATCGGCTTTGCTGCACCGCCACGCCCTCCCCGAATGATTATACGGAGTTCGGGCAGCACGCTGACTTCCTCGGCGTTTGCTCGCCTGCTCAGATGCTCGCCACGTTTTTTCTCAACGATACCTTCAACACGGGCGACTGGCGCTTGAAGGGCCACGCCGAGGCCGAGTTCTGGCGATGGGTCGCAAGCTGGGCGGCGTGTGTATCTAAACCCTCCGACATTGGCTATTCGGATGAGGGTTACGATCTGCCTGCACTCAATCTCCAGACAATCACAGTCATGGTTGACCAGTCGCAAGGCGCGGTGGAGGGCGAGCTATTCCGCGCCCCCACTTTGAGCGCAACGACGATGCACAAAGAGATGCGACTCACATCACCGGCTCGCGTGCAAAAGGTAGCCGAAATGGTCAACGCATCTAGCGAGTCTTGGATTGTTTGGTGCAATACCAACGATGAGAGCGAGCAGCTAGCAAAGGCCATTCCCGATGCCGTCGAGATTCGCGGCTCCGATTCATCCAAGAAAAAGGAGCAAGCGGCGGATGACTTTGTGGATGGCAAGTTGCGCGTGCTGATTTCCAAGAGCGGTATCTTCGGCTACGGGATGAACTGGCAACATTGCCGCAACGTTGCCTTTGTTGGTCTTTCCTACTCCTTTGAGGACTTCTATCAGGCACTTAGACGGTCATACCGCTTTGGGCAAAATCGGCAAGTCAACGCTTACATCGTCCAGGCTTCCACCGAGGATGCCATTATCAAAACTGTCAGGCGCAAAATTGAACAACATCAAAATATGCAGGAGCGGATGAAAGTTGCATCTGCCGCATTTACCGAACATCAAACCAAAAAACTCACTATGAAAACAGACATCACGACGGCATTTGGAAAAGATTGGACACTGCACCACGGCGATTGCGTGCGGGTCGCAAAACAGATTGAGGATGAGTCTATCGACTTCTCGGTTTTTTCTCCACCTTTTGCGGATCTCTTCACCTATTCGGACGATTTGCAGGACATGGGGAATTGCGCGGATTTGTCGGAGTTCACGCAGCACTTTGAACTGCTGATTGATGAGATGATGCGGATTATGGTCCCAGGGCGTGAGGTCGCTGTTCACTGCGTTGACCTGCTCAGCACGAAATGGAAGCACGGCAAGATCGAGTTTCAAGACTTCTCTGGCGAGATTATCCGCGCATTCTGGCGCAAGGGCTTTCTTTTTCATTCTCGCATCTGTATCTGGAAGTCTCCAGTCACTGAGATGCAACGCACCAAGGCTCATGGGCTGCTTTACAAAACGCTCAAGGCCGATTCCTGTGATTCGCGTGTTGGTTGCTCCGACTATCTGCTCGTTTTCCGCAAGCCGGGCGAGAATCCAAAACCAGTCACCAAAGATCCCGCGAAGTATCCGGTGGATTGGTGGCAAGAGGTGGCATCGCCCGTTTGGATGACTGTTGACCAAGGGCGAGTCTTGAACCGCGACGGCGCGAGGGACGACCAAGACGAAAAGCACATCTGCCCATTGCAGTTGGATGTGATCGAGCGGGCGGTAACGCTTTGGAGTAACGAGGGCGATTTGGTTTACAGCCCATTCACAGGCATCGGCAGCGAAGGCGTTTCCGCACTTGAGTTAAATCGCCGCTTCGTCGGGTCGGAGTTGAAGGAGTCCTATTTCAAGCAGGCTTGCCAGAATATGCAGAATGCCCGCTCTCAGTTAACCCTCTTCTGATGCCACTTCAATAACAACTCATGCGGCGATGAATTGTCCCCATCCCAAATGGCGCACTTGCATTCATTGCCGCATGAGATTTCCCAGCATCCCGGGTCGTATCGCAACTCAGCCTTTTTACCGTATCGGCAGGGCTTTACGTTGGCAGCGAAGTGCCGCATTTCCTGCTCATCGGCGGTCATACCCTGAAACGAATGCGGGAGCGAATCTTTGAAATGTGCCTGCGCTTCTGAAATACTCCACCGCCCTCCCGTGAGCCGCTGGAATCAGTATTGCCTTCCACGGTTAAAACATACCCGTCAGCATCCGGTTCTGAGATTGCAAAGCCAACGTGAGAGAACGTAAAAACTACGATGTCTCCCGCCTCAATGTCGCCCCTGTGCGGCTTCTTTGTCCATGTCGATTGGTCTTGTTTCAGACTCCAGTTCTCCAAGCCCCATGCGCCCGCTGTGCGGGGCCGCTTGAACGTATCCGTTTCTTGAACCCCGGCTTCGATCATCGCTCGACTAACGACCCAGCAAGCAAACGCAGCGCACCACGGCCAGCCTTTCGTTGAGTCCAGCCATGTAGCGGCCTTGTATTCGTTGACGCGAGAGCCGCAATTCGTCCCGTCGATCTCTTCAACTCCGATCTCCAGTTTGGCGATTCGGACTATCTCGGCTGGTAGTTTTGCGCTCATTAATAGACCCTCCCGTCGATGATTTTGTGGTTGTGAACCTCAAACGAGCCGTCCTTGTCGATGTCCACGATGGCGAATCCGTGATTCCAGCGGTTGACGATTGCGTAATCCGGCGAGAGGTCGCAAAGGCAACCCACCGACCAGCACGACGATACCTTGCGCGAGATCCCGGTTGTCTCGGTGTGTTCGCTCGTCCGGTGCCAGTGTCCGCAAAGAATCGTTTCCTGAACGCGCATCCATAAGCCTCTTGCCGGATTCACTGGACTGCTCATGCCTTGCGGCAATTCGTGCCCGTGGTAGATCGAAAGCTTGCCCGCCTCAATAAGCTGGAGGGATTCAACAACTTCGATGTTGAAGGAGTCCAGCTTCAGCACATCGCGAATAGTGAAGTCCGGCACGCCTAGCAGCACCGGAGCTTCGCGCATGAGATACCGCTCGAGATTGGTTTCATGGTTCCCGATCTTGTAAAGGATGCGTTGTTTCGGAAACTGTGAGCGGAGCCAAAAGAGGAACTGGCGGATTGCGTCAAGCTCCTCAGAGAGTCGCCGGCGCGGGTCTTTTTCGTGGCGCGAGCAAGCATAGAAGTCCCCTAAGTCCCCGTTGATAAGTAGCACATCGCACTTTTGTTTTTTCAAATGTCCGATTGCCACCTCAACGGCTTGCGGATTGTGGTAGGGAATGTGAAGGTCGGAGAACACGCCTAACTTCATCGGCCCCCTTAACACAAGAGGAGTCCGCTTTTTCGATGCAGTTGGCGGGATGACTGCTTGTTGCCAACCGAGAGGCTTCGTTCTTTTAACGGGAGAATTCCTTTCCCTGTGATCAACCCCCATTGATCCCCTTAAGCTTCGCACTACCGCCCTTGCATTTTCCAGCGAAGGGAATGCGTCTGGATTTTCAGCCCTTAAAACTCTTGCGATTGAACGGTTTGGCGAGTCTGGGAAACGGTCAACAATCTTTGCGGCCAATTCTCGTTTCAAGACAGTTTGCCCCGCGCTTTTCGGTTTTGGTAGTTCGTTCATAATTCAAAGACTTCCAACGCTTTAGTGATCGCTCTTTCGGTTTCGTCTACCGCCGTTTCGGAAAGGTCGGGCAAGCAGGCGTGAATAACTTCGTGAATCAGTGTTCCTCGCGGCTCCTTGTCGGGGTGGACTCGGATTGTTTTGGTGTCGTAATCGCAAATGCCATACAGCGTCGGATCGCATGGAACTGGCCTGAAGATGACCTTCCAAACTCTGCCGCGAATTTTAACCTTGGCAGTTTGTGGACGGGACATAGCTTTACCATTTGTGGGTTGCAGAGATTCGGAAAGATTTGAAGCCGTGAGAGCCAACCGAGAAAGACCACCTCTTGCGCGGTTGCTGTGGCTTTGGCGCTGCTTTGGCCTCTTCGCTGGCGTTCCATGCCGCAAGAGCCAGCCCGGGCGAGACAGGGGCGGTGTGAGCCAGCACAACGGGGTTGGTGAAAATCCGCTGTTTCATCGCCTCATGCGCGTCTCGAACATGTTGCGCGATCTCTTTCGGCTTGGCTTCGCGGTGAGGATTTCGCCGCCAATCCGCCGTTAGGTCTTTGATGGAAACGCCGTTCATGGAGGGCAAAGCATAACGGTTAAGCAAATGTAAATCACCAGCCCGCACACCGCCGCCCCGATGCCGAAGATAAACGCCAGCTTTGCGCTAGCCTTTAGCTTGTCGATCTTGTGGCGGCGGTGGACTTTAGCGGTCATGAGTTTTTGCGCTGGAAGGCGACTGCGGTTTCAATAAGCAGGTTCAACGCCCAGCCTTGGAGTTCAGGCCAAAAGCTTTTCAGCATCTTTGTTACCGCATCTTTTCGGTTTGCTCCGCTTTGCAGCATTACATCACACGCCGCCATGCCGACCCAATGCAATGCGGTTGACCACTGTTTTGCCGTGATGCCCGCCAGCCAGCCAAGCAAGTGTTTGATGAGAAACTCTTTCATTCAACGACCTCCGCTTTGGGGATTTTAGGCTCCTTGCGCCACACGTTGATGATGCCAATCAACGCAAGCACGGCAGCAATGATGTGTTCGTGGTATTCGGGTTGCACGGTGATTCCGAATGCACCCAGCAACGCAATGATCCCGCGAATGGTTGAAGGCTGGGTTAGTTTTTCAATCATCATTTTCATCGGTTTAATTGGGTTTGGTTTTCTGCGGTTCAGTCTTTCGAGATGCGGTGGCGTTGGGAAGCTCATAACGAGTGTCAGCTCTGTTGTGTCGGTCTGCGATGATGCTCAGTTGAGCATGGTGGTCAAAAATGGTGATCGTCACCCAAGTCCCCCACGAAAAGAGAGTCAGGGCGAAAAAAGGAACCATCAACATCAACAGCTTGAAGCTGGCGCTCCAGACTGAGTTTAGATGGATGATCTCGTTGCCTTGGTCGTCTTGAATACTCATTCAGGCTCCTCCGTAAGCTCGGGTTTAGGTTCGATCTTTGGCTCTGGCTTTGGCGCAAGCACTTGCTCAAGTCGAAGCGTTGCGACTCCAAGGTTGAACTGTGCTTGTCCGTATGCGGCGATGGCTTTTTGTAGTTGTTCGTTCATGGTTTGTTGTTGGGGTTGAAAGGGTCGGGTTTGTGGACGCCCCAGTCGGCTTCGATGCGGTGCAGTTCGGCGTGTTTGGCGGCCAGCGCCCAGGCGGTGCAGCCTGCGGCGGGGAGGGCGGCGAGGGGGACGAGGAGGAGCTGGAGGGTGCGGTTCATAGGAGGGCGGCGAGTTCGGCCTGGGCGGCGGCGAGGGCTTGCTGGGTGGTTTC